CGCAAACTTTAGCAAAATGGCTCATGCTGTAAATGTCCCTGATGAGGTAAATGTGTGATAAGTGTAGCCGCCAGAAGTAACGATAGTTCCGCCAGTGCCTCGTTGAGAACCAAGATAGCGAACAATAACAATTCCTGATCCACCATTACCAGCAGGATAAGAAGAATAAATTCCGCCACCACCGCCGCCGGTATTTACTGTTCCTGCTACAGCATTTCCAAGATTGCCACCATTACCGCCACCGCCAGCACCAGCTACTGAACCTCCTCCAGAGCCGCCACCACCGCCGCCGCATGCGTAAGACCCAGAAACCCCTGTAGAAGTTGCCGATGCCCATGCTGAATACGCATTTGTTCCAGCACCTCCTGCACCTGCGGTTCCGCCTGACCCATTAGCGCCTACAGCACTAGCACCGCCACCGCCACCGCCTATGTGGTTCCAGCAGTGCCGCCTGCAAAACCTTGTCCTGAAGTTCCAGCCCCACCTGCAAAGCTACCAATTCCACCGCCACCGCCAGACCCCCCTGCTACACCAGCTTGACCGTTATATCTACCTGCGCCACCACCTATTGCTGTAGCTATAGATCCAAATGTAGTATTACTCCCACTTGTGGCTGAGTTATTGCCCCCACCTGTAATAGTTGGATTTAAACCCCCTGCACCAATAGTAATAGTTGTTGCGGTACCAACAGATAAAGTTGTTGAGGAACTTACAACACCACCAGCGCCACCACCACCCGCATCGCCTGACCCACCTCCAGCAATAACAAGGTAATCAACTAAATAAGAAGAATTTTGACTAAACGTAAGCCATGACGATGTTGCAGAGCTATACCATTCTGGGTTACCAGTTGTTGTATTGAGTCTATACATCCCAGCAAGCGGTATGCTCGGTCTTTGTGCGGTAGTTCCAGTTGGCATTATTGCTGCGCCAGTACCATTAGAACTACCAACGTCTAAACCTTGTTTTCCTACACTACCCGCTTGTGGCGCAATAGTCTGTAAGTTTGTGCTTAGATAACGCACATAAATATTGTTAGTGCCAGATGATGGTGCTGCTGAGAAAGTCAGCGTAGATACAGATACTGTATATGCAGTAGGCTGTTGCACTACATTGTTTACCACTACTTGAATATCATTAACTGTAGCTACATTACGGCTAAGTGTGAACGCAACGGTAGTACCGTCACCATTAAAGGTGTCAGTCCCCGGAGCAAACGACTGCGATAAAGGCGTTGAACCTATATAAGACATTAGGTAATCTCCAACAATGAGCAGAAACAATCGCCAGAACTAGCAACGCTATTTACTACATACAGCACATCTGCGGGTTCAAGTACAACCTTTTGATCTCCACCAACAATAACTAACGATGAGCCTACTGGGACTGTTGCGCCCTCTATCAAATAATAGTTAACTGCTGAACGGGTAATGTACGCATCAGTTGTAATTGGAGACGAGGTAGTGTTAGCCATAGACAACCCGATGATTGTCGTCTGCGTCGCTGGAGGACACGTATAAACAGAAGCGGCTGCTGTGCCTACGTTCTTTGATGGGTAGCTTTTAAATAGATTTGCCATGTTTTATCCTAATGCAATTGCGAGAGCCACTGCCGTGCCAGAGGGGTCCACTTGGAGGTTCGTTTGTGCGCCTGATACAGTAGTTGCTCCCGTACCACCATTTGCTAAATTTAATGTACCTGCTAAAGTAATCGTGCCGCTAGTGGTAATCGGACCACCGGAAGTCGTTAAGCCTGTAGTACCACCAGATACATCTACAGACTGTACTGAACCGACAGACCCAGCAACCGCAATTGTAATACTGCCGTCGCCGTTAGTAATAACTACATTTGATCCAGCAGTTAACGTAGTCTTAGTCAAACTACCCGCAGCATTACCAATTAATATCTGACCGTTTGTGTAAGTAGTCTGTCCTGTGCCACCATACGCAGTGCCAATCGTAGTGCCTTGCCACGTACCTGAAGTAAGCGTACCTACACCTGTAACCTGACCATACCCACCAATCAATCTACCTGACGGTAACGTGCCAGATGTAATGTTTGACGCATCAGTTGTATCGGTCGTAGCAGACGGAGCTAAACCTGACACCGCAGCAGCAGATATAGCTATTGCTGTGTTGGTTACTGATGTGAGCTGACCCTGTGCATTTACTGCAAATACAGGAACCTGAGAGCCTGATCCGTATGTAGCGGCAGTAACACCTGTGTTGGAAATATTAAATGTTGTGGCTGGGTTTAGGTTTAAACCTGTCCCTGCGTTATATGCTTGTGCGCTACTAAATTGAGAGAACGTAATTGCTGTGGTGCCAAACGTAATAACGCCAACCGTCGTACATACATAACCTTCACCTGCGCCTGTATCGCCATTAGTGACAAAGAACGCATCGCCTTGACCTAACGAAGTAGGGCTTGATGGGGCATAAGTATCCGCATCAGTTGCACGAGTTAATACCCAGTTTGTGCCACCCGGATCAGGTGTGCCAACTGTAGTGACCGTGTAAACACCGTTCTGGAAAGCACTAGTCTGGTTGTATATCAGAACCCTCTTACCGACAGTCATTAATACACCGTCAATAACAAGAGCTGCTTTTGTGCCGTTATTGGTTAGCGTAGCTCCAACACCTACACCTGCGCCGCCCGGCTGGTTATACGTAGCGTTTAAATTACCTGCGGTATTAGGAGACTCAACAAATACAGGAGTGTGGTAATGAATACCTGCTGCCGCAACAGTATCAACATAGGATTTATTAGCTATGTCTGTGCCTGAAGCAGGTGTAGTTGAAACGGTACCAGCGGTTAAAGTCGCTGTGTTGGCAGTTAATGTATTAAATGCGCTTTGTACTGTGTAAGCGTCTGCTGTGTCTTTATAGACTGAACGCTCTGCCGGATAGGTAACAAATACATCTTTACTACCTGTGGTAAACGAAACTAGCGCACCACCATTAGATGACGATAAAACTGTATCGCGGGAAAGCGTGTTACCAGAAGATGTGTACGTACCAATACCAACTTCCCATGCACCAGTAGACTGATGATAGATTGTGTAGTACGTTGTGTTACCGTTGCCAATAACGGAGAAAGCCTGAAACCCGCTTACCGCACCATTGAGGGTTATGGTTCCCGTACCGTTTGTCGTTGTAAGTTCTCGTACTCGGTCGAGTAATACTAATGCCATGTTACCCTCTTATGAGTTATCTATTTGCGTCCACGTTGTTGGCTGCGAGTTATCTATAGTCGTCCAAGTTGTAGTCTGCGCATCATTTATCTGCACCCAGTTTGCGACCTGATATGTATCAATTTGGTCCCATCGTACACGACCATCAATAATTTCTACACCTAAAAACGCTTCGGCTATTACTACTAAAAAGTCTACCTGCGAATTAGGAAGGTCATCAAACGCTACCGTTTCAGCTAATACTGGACCAAAATCTACCTGACTATTTATTGCATCAATAACTGCAATGGCTTCTGAAATACTTCCGCCAATAGCCAACTGCGCATCTATCGCATCTAGTACAGCAATTGAATCCTGTACCGTTAAAAATACTCCAACACTACCAGCCTCTGAATCAGTTACTGCAATTGAATCTTCCATGTCCACATAGTACGAATTCTCGTCAGCTATGGCTGCAAAAGAAGCAGAAGCAATTGAGTCAAATCCAAACATTACGTCGCATCAGCAGAGAATGTGTAAGTCACGTTAATTGTGTCGCCATTCACAACCTGACGATCTCCAACAGTAAAGTTACCAGCAGATAACAACGTACCAGACGAGCCGCCCTTAGTGTTCTCAGTAGTAATAAAACCACCAGCAACAGTAGCTGAACCTGTCATAGAAAACACGATAGGTGCAGTGGTCTGGATTACAGAAGGATCAGCCGCTGTGGGAACAGTGAACGTCATAGCTGGTCTAGTAGACTGTAAGTACAATGTATTCTCAGTCCATCCACTATGTGATGCCATTGTGTTTGAACCAGCATAAGTAGCGCCAGTATTAATTAGGCCCATGTACCATGAAGCTGTGTAAGTCGATGCTTTAAATACCTGTTGGTTGATGAACTGCAAACCTTCGTTTACAACGAGGTTATGGAACTCTTCAGTCCACTTCACATTACCATCAGCATCACGGCACTCTACCGTAAACACACCACCAAAACCTGCTTTGCTGTCCATAATATTTCCTTAAACAAATCTTAAAAGTGCTGTTGTTGCCGTATTGGCTGGAAGCGTTACTGTGTTGTTTGCACTAGTAAATATTTTATCTGATCCAAAGTCCAATACAGCTACAGACTTGTTACTTTTGCTGCTGTTATATATCAATGCACCACGAGCTGTAAAGTTTGCACCCGGCCACGATACATTATTAAAATCAACATATACCGTATTAGCTGCCGCATCACTATTAACAGTAACTCCAGTTATTACAACTCCACCTGCTGTATAGCCTGTACCTGTTATCTCGTTGGTTGTGGTGTATGCAGTCGTTGATGGATTTAAAGTCGCATACGCTGTATACAAAGCCATCTTTAAAGTATCTACTGCAAGGTCTTGATCGCCTTGAACAATATCACTTCTAAAACTTAACGTCTGACCTTGTTGTATAGGCATTATGGATTAACCTTAATCTTTGCTTGACCATCACGATAAGCATCACCGCGCTCAAGACCAGTACCCAGACGATTCAATTGAGCCAGAGCATCTTGGAATTTCTTTTCATAGAAAGCCATAATATCTTGCTCGCCCTTCATGAACGTATACGCCTCTACCAAAGATGCATATAACAATACTGGATCGTAGTTGTCACCCAACCATGATGTACCAGTAGTATTCGTTACTTCTGAAACAGTTATTTGGAATCCAGAGCCAACGCCTAAATCTGCTTGGCTTGCGCTTAATACATCACCAACAACATACAATGAACCACCGCTAGTCAACACTACATTTGTAACTATGCCAGCAGTAACAGTAATGTTAGCTGTTGCACCAGAACCAGATCCGCCAGTTAATGGTACGTTAAAGTAGTTACCACTTGCGTATCCTGTGCCACCATTTAAACCACTAAACAAATTAAGAATACCTTGCACAATAGATACAGGGTAGTAGTAATAGTGCATCTCTACAGAATAAGCTTGATCAGGAGTAGGGCCAAGAATGAAACTTAATTCATTTGTAATCTGCAATCCGGGAGTGGTTGTGGCTCCAAACAAAGCATAGTACTTAGGTACGCCTGTATCTGTTGGCGTTGGATAAGATTCGCGAATAAAGTTCACATCTTTGTTTAAAAGATATGTATAGGTTGGGGTTCCTGTATCGTAACCCTCAATAACCGCCAGAGAAAACACAGATAAAAAGTCTGATGGTGCTGATAAATATTTATTACCACCTACCAATACACCAGTCTGATTTCTACGTAGCGGCGGTATCTGAACGCTGTTGTAAATGCGCTTCTCTGCCTGCTGAACAAAAACAGGCATACTCTCCAAGAACTCTGTTTCAAAGTTCTGGGTGTAAGAAGTTATTGCAGATACTAGTTCTGAATACGTCATTTATTAACCCATTGGGCCTCGTGCCATTACACCTTTGGTTGCAGCACCAGTGCCGCGAATCTTAATACCTGAAGTCTTCTCTGCCTTGTAATTGCCTTTGCTAATGTTTCCAGCAGAAATGTTCATCTCATTCATAACATTTGCACCAGTTTCATTTTTAACTTCAGCTTTTACAGACTTGCCTGTCATGGTATGTGGCTGGGCATAAACAGAAGCATTACCTACTTCTTTGCCGCCTACCTTCTTGGAAAATTTAGCCATTATTTACCTCTTTGGTTAGCTGCACGAGCTAGATTGCGACCCATCTTCTTCATTGCTTCGGAAGTTACGCCACCTTTAGCCATCTTATGCATACGACCTTCATGACCTTTTACAGCTTTAATTGCCTCTTTGTCAGCAATACGTTTAACTTGTTTTGCGTCCATTTCCTACTCCTAAGTTATTGTTACCGTTCCCACTTGGCATATTACTGCTAATGCATTTGGGGTTAATCCAACATCATTTCCGCTTGCCCCACCAACTGGACCCCAGCCCCACTGGAATATACGACTACCACCCTCTGGGAAACCATCTGAATCTACTGCTGTACTTGGCGTTACTGTTAACTGTAACCCAGACATACCAGATTGCAAATAGCTTACGTCCGGTCTTGGTTCTCTTACTGCCTGCGGATCATTTACTGGATATAAACCCAGAGATAACTGCGGCTGATCCGGTTCCCAACAAGTCTGACAAACTTTAATGCTGACCTGTTTAGTCTTAATCGTGAGCTTACGCAGCTCTTTTAACTTGTACCTAAATCCGCACCGATCACACTCGGCAATCGAATTCTTACCTGATGAATATTTACTTCCCATACATCACCTATAGAAGGTCATGCGTGGCACATAGCGATCAGGTGCTTTCTCTCTATCTTCAGATGCTGCTAAGTCCCATGACTCATCGTACTGGGCTTTCAACATCATAATTCTGTCCGGAGATACATCCGGTAGTTTCATTGCAATCTTGTACGCCAATCCAGCAACCAACGCACTTTGCAGACGGAATGGAATATCTTCAACATTCGCGCCAGTACCAGCATCAACAATACGACGTAGTCTCCAGTACACAAAATAATAAAACGGCGCTTGTGTTGTACCTTGATCTGGTGATGGCCACACATTTATTTGCGGATATTGTGGAGTCGCCCCAACAGCATTTGATGTTTGGCCTGATCTACGGTTAACCCAAACCTGAATTGGGCGACCTTGCGTCAGTTTGTTCGGGATTGTCGAGTAGGTGGAAACGCTAATTCGACTGATGTTAATATCAGTTTGGTTGCCAATCTGTCCGGGATTAGTGCGAATAACATGTTCCAATAAATCCACGGTGTCATTAGGTAG